GGCTGGAGGCGGCCTCACCGAGAAGGGTCGGCGCAAGTACAACAAGGCCACCGGCTCAAAGCTGAAGGCCCCGACCAAAGACCCCAAGAGTGGGCGCCACAAGAGCTTCTGCGCTCGTTCGAAGAAGTGGAAGGGTGAACGCGGGAAGGCAGCCAGGAGGCGTTGGGGATGCAGATGAGCCCGCCCGCTATCGAATACCTTGTCAAACAGTTTGAGGGTTTGCGGCTTGAGGCATATCGCTGTCCAGCAGGGGTCTGCACCATTGGCTACGGTCACACAACGTCCGCTGGCGCCCCCGCAGTCAAAGACGGGATGACAATTACCAAACAGCAGGCTGACGACATACTTTCCCGCGATCTCCATCAATATGAAGCGGCGGTTGAAAGGCTTGTTCATCAGCCGCTGAGCCAGCATCAGTTCGATGCTTTGGTTGATTTCGCGTACAACGCCGGGGTTGAGAACCTTGCGAAATCGACGCTTTTGAAAAAAGTGAACGCGGCGCAATTCAATGATGTTCCCGCAGAGTTGATGAAATGGACGAAGGGCGGTGGCAAAACGCTTCCTGGACTAGTCCGCCGCAGGCAGGCAGAAGGCGCTTGGTGGAGCAAGGGGAATGACCATCCGACGAATTCTGAAGATCAACGCTCCACTCCTGATCCCATTCCTGCAAGAACAATGGCGGGAAGCAAGCAAGGTAATGCGGCGATACTCACGGCAAGTTTCGCAAGCGTGGGAGCTGTCAAAGAGGTCGTTACGCAGGCGCAAGACGCGGCTGACACGGCAACTCAGTTTGTTGGCCTACTCAGCAACCCCAATTTCCTTATCATGTCCGCCATCATTGGCTTGGCGGCGGCCATATGGTTTTTCCGTAAAAAACACATGGAAGAGTATGGTGTTTAATCTTCTCTTCACCCCGTTAGGCCGCTATTTGATAATGGCGTTTGTGGCTGTTCTCGTCCTGTCTGGCGTGTATTTCAAAATCAGGGCTGATGCTATCGCGCAGATCGAGGCGAAAGCCACCGCGGACGCTCTCAAGAGGGTTGAACATGCGATTACTGCTGGCGATGCTGCTGATGTTTCCCCTGATGGCCTGTTCAAGTCTGACGGGCACAAGCGAGACTAATCAGACAGCGTGTTACGTCTGGAAGGACGTCTCTTGGTCTTCAAAAGATACCCCCCAGACGATAACTGAAATCAAGGTAAACAACGCTCGAAGGGACGGCTATTGCGGCGTTCCTTCCTCGCGGTTGTCCTGGTCTATCGGTAACTGACCTTCAAACAGATACGTTCCGACGTGTCCCGGCGTGAGCCAGGGCGCCGCCCATATCTTTCCGCCAACCTCCCGCCACTCTCGACAGAAGTGGTAGTCCTCGGACAGAAGACGCTCCGTTCCCGGCTCAATGCTGAGAGAGAAGAAGTTGTAGATGCGTTCTTTGTCTTGGATTGAGCCAGACAAATCAACCATGTCGTTCAGATAGCTTTCTGTAGTTTCCTTAAGCTTTTCAAACACTTCGCGCTTGATCAGCATCATGCCCGTGCCGCCCGCCCATATCTCGAACGGTTCGTTCACGTTGACGGTTGCGGAACCTACATAGCCAGCCAGATTGATCACCCATGATCCCGTGTGGTGCTTCAGCTCCTCGGCGGGCGTGCCAGCCTCAACCGCTTTCTGGATCATAGGCCAGTTGATTTCCTTCTTGGGGTATATCCCGCAAATCACGTCCTTGTCGGCCTCCAACATCCTGTAGACGCCATTGGCGTCAAAGCGAAGGTCGGCATCTATGAACAGAAGGTGCGTGCTGTCTGTCTTCAAAAATGCGTGAGCCAGGCTGTTGCGAGCGCGCTGGATCAGGCTTTCGTTGAAGACAAATGACAACGCAGACTCGACCTTGTTCTGCATAAACACGTTTTGCATCTGTAAAATACACTGGGTGTAAAAACCCGTGCACATACCCCCGTACATAGGGGTGGCGACAAATACCTTGCGTCTCTCAGACATTGTATTCTCCAGAGTTGGGCATCATGGGAGCCAATTTCTTGGCAAGCTCGGACATAACTGCATCTTCAGCAGCCTGATCAGTGCTGGCGGTGACGAACTGATACGAGAACGCTTCGTAATTAATGTTGTCGGCGTAGTGATCAACGTTCATCGGGTCGTATTTCTTGCGAGCGTCCTTCAAGCACTTCATGATGACGGTTATCTCGTATGGCGTTACATCCCGATCCAAAATGATTGACGCCAGCTTTGCGGTGCGCTCAAACATCTCTTGAACAGGACCGTATTTGGTATCTCGATCACGCAAGATGTTGATAGCGTTGGTGAGCACTTCTGTATGGTTCATTTTGTTAATCCCCAGATTAGAGTTATTGCCAATATAAAGATCACGACCCAAAAAGCCGCAATCTCGTACTCACTCATCTTTCCCCTCCAGTGCTTCGCAAACTATGAAGTAGGTCCTGTCATCGCGTTCTTCGACATCGTCAACGCCGCCCTCATGATGCATGGCCTTAATGGCGATCAACGCATCCTCCAGCTTCTCGATGCGGTCGGCGGCATTGTGGTGCATGTGGGGCTCGAAAGATGCGTGATCTCCTAGCCACCGCAACTGCTTCACAAGATCATCAGTCATCTTTCCCCTCCAATGTTTTGCGGGCGATCTGGCAATGGCAGTCGATGGTTCCGCACCATTTCTCGCGCTTATCCCACACGCACTTCGCCAACATATCCCGCAGCGCCGCCTCCAGCTTCTGGATACGATCTGCGGCTTCACCACAATGGCAACGGTCCCGTTCTGTTGGGAAGATACAGGTGTCTGCACGGCGTAGCCGCTTCACAAGATCGTCAGTCATCTTTCTCCTCCAGTGCTTTGCGAGCGATGCGCGTGCTGTCGTCGTCCCAGTAGCCCATCTCCGCTATCTCCCGCAGCGCCGCCTCCAGCTTCTCGATGCGGCCGGCGGCTTCGTCACATACAGCATTGCCGCATAGGCATTCTGCATCAGATGTCGCTCGCCACCGCAGCCGCTTCACAAGATCATCAGTCATCTTTCCCCTCCAGTGCATTGCGGGCGATCATCGCACAAGCTTGAGTGCCTAAAACAAGTCCTGATTCCAATTCGCAATCTTCAGCTATTTCCCGCAGCGCCGCCTCCAGCTTCTCGATGCGGTCGGCGGCTTTCATTGCATCTTCAGACGCAAGAAACGAAATGCGCCCCGGCCCAGCGCTTCCAAGCGAGCGCAGCCGCTTCACAAGATCATCAGTCATCTCGGCCACTCCCCAACGTGTTTCAAAGCTTCCTTGGCGACCCATACACACGTTTCTATTTCGTGCTCCTCAAGCCCAACAATCTTGTACAACGCATCACATAACTTCTCGTACTTGCCGTGCAACTGGTCGTAATGTTGAGACCAGCTTTTAGCTATGTCCTTTTCTGAGCCCATCTCAATTTCCATGCGATCAGCCGTCCAATTCCCCGCCATCTTTGGATCTATCGTGTCCATCATTTGTCCCCTTCATTGATACCATCACGGTTGTTGAACCTGCGGCGGCATATGTTTTGTTCACATAAAGATCGACAATCTGCATATCATCGCCGTACACCACGCCATTCATCGCGTCACACAACAACTTCACTACATTGTCCAGATCGGGCTTCGAAGTAGGAAATAGTTTTCCTTCCTCTATTCGTTTTCGCTTCTCCCCCGTAAAACTTTTTGGTATTGCCACGCTTATGCTAAAAGTAGCTTCTAATGGGCCTATGAGGGGTGAAAGGCCGCGCATGGCAGTTGCCGCCAGCATCTTGATATACGCTTCTTGGTTGACCGTCTGCGGGGGCGTATAGACCCGTCCTGTGCGAGCGAAACGGGGGCGTTGCTTCCCCCGTGCCGTTCCTGGAATGACGAAAACGATGGTACTCAAAACGGCACTTCCTCGTCTTCATTCACCGCTTTCGGCCACTGGCGATCCTGATCCTGAGCCTTGTAATTGTCGATTGAAAGCGAGATCAGATGGTTCTTTGGTGTTTTCTTTCTCCAACCAGAAATCTTAACCATCGAACCCTTCGTGTAATCGCGATCAAGCGTTATATCGCCTTTGTAATCAGGCTGGCTCTCCTTCGTCTTTTCGTTGACAAAAAGAACGCCTTTTCCGTCTATTTTCTTAAAGCTCGACATGTTCACCTTCCTCGGCATCATTGAGAATTAGCCTTTTAAAAAGTTCATCATTCACTTCTTTGAGGCGTTTCAACTTTTCCTGCTTATCAGCGTCTGACAATTTTTTGGAATTGCCGACTTTCGAGAAAAGATCAAGAAAAGTGTCCTTCCAGTCATCCTCACCAGCGCACATTTTGTACAACTTCACCAATCCATCAGCATCAGGCACATACAACGCCAGACCATCGACAGGCTCTTCGTTTTCGATGATTTGTATTCTTGGCGTGTTCTGAGCGGGTTGGAAATCCATCACTTCTTCAGGGGTGTACTCTCCCGTGAGAACTCCAGGGTACACAGTACGAATTCCCTCGGAGATCACACGGGCACGCAACATGGCACGCGGGTAATTCTTCCAATTGTCTTTTCCAGCAAGACCGATTTCCTTGGCCTGCTTTAATGTCCAAGACAACGTGAGAGAACCGCCTTGGGGATGGGAGAACTCGGCTTTCACCTCGTCATCCGCATATTTCAGCCAGGCGACCGTTCCTCCGGCTTGTTGGAAACGTGCGAGCATTGCGTCCGCGCGCAAGGCCGGTCGTCCTTGGATGATGTGATAGTCTCGGGCCACCGAACCAGGGTGGCGTCCCTCGGCCTGCGCAACGGCCATGAGGGCCAAGACTTGATCAGCACTCTTAAGGCCAAAGAGGCCAGATTTGGCAATGGCATTTGCCATCCTTTCTTGGTCAGTCCACGGCACCATGATGTTGCTCATTTTAGCCTCACTTCACGAGAAACCGGCGCGAACCGGCTGTTTCTTTTTCATACTCAGCGTAGAGACCGGCATGGTTCTCTTTGAACGCCTTCGCATCAAAACGCTTTGAGCCTTTCGCTGATTTCCATGTAGCCAACGTCTCACCGGCAACATTCATCAGCGTGCCGCTCTCGCCCATGCACTTTTGCAACACGAAAGTCGCCTTATCTTCGTATTCTTCCAACTGCTTGATCTGGTTCTTCACATGACGCAGCTCTTTCGCGACAGCCTCAACGGTGGCGTCTGCGGTAACATATCCCTCCATGCTCCTGGGGAAGCGTATGGCGGCTTCTTCTGAGTTGGTAGGCTCTGGGAGCAGGCGAGAATTTACATAGCCCCACCACTGCGCAGCGCGCTGGATGAAGGCTTCTTTCTCGGCGGGCGAGAATTCCAGCTTGTAATGGCGAAACTGCTGACCGCCAAACAGAACCGCGAAATAGACGTGTGGAACGTCTCGAACGACAGCCTCGTGCAAGCACTGGATGTAGTCGGCCTCTGGAATGCGTATCGGCTCGTCCATCTCGGAATATTTATTGATGGTGGCGATGTTGAAGTTTTTCACTTCCAAAAGGCCACCGTCTTCAGTCACGAAATCGAAGTGAGCCCGTAGCCAAGGCTGGGTGCGATGCGTGCCTGCGTCGTCCAGCGGGCTCGTGCTGATCTTGGTCACGTCCGTGAAAATATCGGCAATCGCGGGCTGCATCATCAAACCCATGCGAACCGCTTCAATGCCCGAAAGGTCGGGGCGTTCGATTTCCCCCCACTTCTCCCTGAGAACGTCGTATAAGTTGCCAGAAACCGCTCTGCGGCTATCCGTTGCCCACCAGGCCGTAGCCCGTTCCTCTTTGCTAAATCCGTCCATGTTTGTCCCCGTGTGTCTGATGCGACAGGCCCAATTAGAGCCCATCATTACCACTTGTCAATAGACTTGCGTTATGGTTTAACAATTTATTGTCAACTAAAAGGGGACCAGCATGAAGCGACGTGTGTATATATTCAGCGATGAAATGGCGAAAGCCATCGAAGATTTTCGTTTCAATGAACGCTTCAAAAGCGAGACAGAAGCTGTAAAATACCTAATTGCGAGAGGTTTAGACACATGCGTCAACCTGCCGCAGCCAGAAGAAAAAACTGAGGAAGTTCATCATGTTGAGTGACTACGAGCGCGAGTTATCCACACATTATGCACAGGTAAGAAAAAGATTAAGGGGGGAGCCACCAAAGCGGATTATGGCGATACCCCCTAGGCAAAAAGACATTACGTCGCCTAGTGACGTAGAGCCGCCTCCGGTTGTGGAGCCAGAACCTGAACGAATTCCCGATTTTGTCTTGTATGTGAACAACAAGCCGTTGGTTCGGACGCTGGTTTTTTCCAAGCGCGATTTCGTGGTCATTGAGAATGAGCCCAAACCCGAACCGCCAACGGTTGTTTTTCGAAAACCGTTTTGCGACGTGCTCAGGGATGTTTCACGGGAAACAGGCGTGCCGTCCAGAGTGCTGCTGGGTAAGCGTCGAATGCACTACATCGTGGAAGCCCGGCGTCTGCTTTGGTGGCGTGCGGCGCAAGAGTGCCCTCATCTGAGCATTGCGGATATAGGCCGCCGGTCAAACGTGGACCACACCAGCGTGCTGCATGGGCTGAAGAAATACGCCGAGTTGAACGGCTTGCCATATGCGCGGGGAAGCGTAGAGTAAAAAGGAAGGCCCGCTTGTCGGGGGACACTGCGGGCCTTCGAAACAACGTCACGGCCAGGTGCACGTTGGGAGGAACCCCACCTATATACAGGGGGTCTTCCTTACGTGCAACCCAATCTATTGAGGTTTGCACTATGACACTCTCAGAACTCACCAAACAACTCGAAGCCGCCGGAGCCACACTCGAAATTGTGCGCTTGGTCCTGACCTACTTGGACGAAAAACAATCGCTAATAGACCAGCGGCGGGCGAATGACCGGGAAAGAAAGATCAGGCAAAGAGCGAAGAAAACACCCGGTCACGTGACAGTCACGGGACGTGTCACGGGACATTCCACGGACCCCTCTCCCCCTGATGGTTTCCCC